CGCGAGCGCTGATTGCAGATCAGCGACAATCGAAACGTAGCCGTCTCCGGCCCACCCGCCGTTGATCACAGCCTTCTTCGCCGTGACCTTGGCAAGCTGCTGCGCGCTGGGCAGGAGCTTGTCGAAGGGCTTCGGGAGCTTGTCCCACTCCTCCTTGGCCTTGTTGACGATCGCCTTGGCTGCCGTGAGGCTCAGGTAATCGCCACCGCCCAGGACGTCCACCGAGTAGGCGCGCACGCCTTTGATGTTGGTGACCGTCTTGGCTGGATCCGCCTTGATCAGTTCGAGGGCCTTCTGTCCCAACTGGACGGCCTGATCAATCGTGAGGTTCTCGACGTCCTTCCCGTGGAAGTGACCAGGGTGACCGATCGACGTGTGGCCGTCCTTGACCTGCTTGAGGAAGTCCTTCTTCGCCTGCTGCTTCGCCGCAGCCTGCTGGGCGATCGCGACCACAGGTGACACGGGAGGTTGGGTAAAAAACTCCTCGGGTGACGGACCGCCGAGGTTCGTGAGATCGACCTCCGGCTCAGGCGCGGGCTCAGCGCCGATCACGATCTCGTTCCCGGACCCGTCCACGAGCTTGTTCGTCTTGAAGTCGTACTTGATCGCGGGGATCGCGGGGATCGTGCCCTGAGTTCCGTCGTCGTCCGTGGCCGCGTTGTGGGCCGCGCCAGCGGCGGCGATCGGCTCACCCCAAGCCAGGACGGCGTCGAGCTTCTTCTTGGTCTCGCCGGTGGCGTGCTCCTCGACCTTGGCCTTGAGCAGGTTGTAGCGGCTGGTCGTGAACTCCAGCCAGTTCTTCGCGGCCTTCACGCCGAGCACCGCGCAGGCGAGATCCTGCTGGCTCTTGGGCGTGGACTTCTTCGAGTCCTTGGTCTGCGTCTTCTTGAGCTTGGCGATCGCCTTCTCCAGGCGGTTGCGTCGGCCCACGATCGAGGAGACCGCGCGCTTCAACTCGACGACGGACCACGTCTTGACGGTAGGAGCGCTCGGCGGGCCCTTGGGGGGCTTCACGCATTCGACCGCTTCGATCAGCAGTGGCATGGCGACCTCAAATGTGCGTTTTCCGCAGCTTGATGGACTCGGTTCGGAGGCCACGGCGCGGTGGCGGCTTGCCCTCCAGGAGGACGAGCATGTTACGAAACGCTTCCTCGTGAATCTCGTAGGTGAAGAACTTCCGCTTGCACGCCTCGCACTGGCGTTGGCGTCGCTTCAGTTCGCCGTAGGCGAAGCCTTGCTCGTCGATTGGCCGCTCGGTCTTCTTGACCTTCGAGTCGTGCGCGGCGCAGCAGGGGCATTTCATCGCTTACGGAGACGACCAAAGGGTCCGCGCTTCTCGGGCGCGTGTCGCTTGGGGTTCTTCTGCTTGAAGAACGGGTTCTTCCGCTTCGGGTCGGTGCGCTGCGGAGGGCGCTTCTTGTAGTTCGCGCGCTCGGACCGGTTGTAGCCCGCGCGGTTGAAGCGGCGCGGGTTGAATCGATCGGCGATCCGCCGGACGCGGTTGGTGAGGCGATCCGCCTTGTGGGGTTCGCGCAAGCCCTCGTCGAGGGTCTTGAGCGGCCTGCGTGTGAGGTTCAGACGATCCACGAGGACTGTCCCTGCCCGCTGGAGCCCTGCGACTGGTCGCCATGCCATTCGCTCAGACTCGGTCCGTCGTCTTCGTCGGCCCAGGTGACATCGCCGCCTGTGTGCCACTGCGCCTTGTTCTGCTTCGGCTGGACCTTGACCCCGGCTGTGACGCCGAGGGCCTGCCCTGCCCGCATGTTCTCCGACAGCCAGTAAACCACGCCGAATAGCGCATCCGCCAGATCCTTGGAGCCTCGCGGAGGGTGGACGCACTTGCGCCCCGTCTTGTCGAGTTCGAGATCCTTGATCTCTTTGATCATCATCGCGTGATCGGGAAGGATCAGACGCTTCTCGTAGATCGCTTGACGGGCCGTCAGCGCTGGCTTGAGCTTGTTGCGCCGTTCGCCGATCTCTTCGGTGCGCAGCCCCTTCCGCTTGAACAGCTGGAGGTTGGTCGGGGACATGAACTGGTCCATCGACACGCCGCGAATCGGGACTCCGCCCTTCATGAGGCGGTAGACCAGGCCGCGCACCTCACCGTGATCGACGTCTCCACCGTCCGGGGCCACGATTCGGAGGCAGGCGTCGATGTGGATGACGACCGCGTCCTCCTCGATCTGGCCGTTGGTCTCGGGGTCGCGGCGCATGACCCGCGTGTGCCCCGCAACGTGCCCGATCACGAAGCCCGTGGCGCAGTGGTTGACCGAGAGGTCGATATGGACGTGGCGCACGGAGTTGGGGCAGCAGACGCAGACGGGGTCGCCGTGGACGTTCTTGTCCATGAAGTCGCGCCAGTTGATCCCGAGCACTCGCTCGGTGTCCCACTCCTGCGTGGTGAACCACTGGGGCCTCTTGACGTCGATCGCGTCGTCAATCGCGACACGACGGCTGATGAACACGCGGCCTGCGAAGTCCGTGGCGATTCCACCGAAGTCGCGCACGGCGCCGTCAGTGTCGGAGAAGAACTCGGAGTAGAAGTCGTCGGGGAAGTCGAAGGTCAGCGAGGTCGGGTCCTCCTCGCAGATCGCGGCAGCTTCAGGCCACTCGTGCTTCTGGAGCAGGCGCGAGCGACCGAGCTTGGGGCTCACCAGGACGCGGTGCCACTCCTGCTCCTTGAAGGGCTCAGGGTGAACGTGCCACTGGGCGTAGTCGCGGACGAACAGGCCGTCGTCGTCTTCCTTGATCGCGCGGCGGATCCGGTTCTCGGTGAAGTCCTCGGTGGACCGCTTCGAGGAGACCAGGAGCACCAGGCCGGAGACGCCGTGGCGGCGGTAACGCGACTTCACTCGTCGAGCGAGCGCGTTGTAGATCATGGTCGCCTTGTCCTCGGCAGCACCAGACGCCGAGCCCGTGGTGACCTTGCCCTCGCCCATGAAGTTGGACTCGTCAACGACGGCGCAGATCACGTTGAGGCCGAGGGCCGCAGCGTCCTGCGAAGCACCGCCAATGATGTAGATCCCCTTCTTCTTGAACCGGACCTCCTCCATCGTCTCGACGTACTTGCCCCGGAACCACTTGCTCAGCGCGAGCTTCTTGCAGACACCGCCGAAGACGACGCGACGCGCAGCTGCCACGGTCTTCGAGATCGGGACAATGTGGATCGGCTCGCCCTGCGCCAGACCCAGGGTGTGCTGGGGATCGCGCAGGCAGTGAAGCTCGTAGAGCATCCGCATGACGCAGGTCGTGGCGAAGAAGTCCTTACCCCAACCGATAGCGCCCGTGAGCACGGCCTCGTAGTAGCCGGACATGGACAGGGCGCCGTGGGCGAACAACTCGCAGAAGTCGTCGCGCAGGACGGGATACATGTCCCGCCCGGTCTCTCCGCACATGTCCGTGTCCATGAGCCACTCACGGACGGGCATGGGATTCTCGGCCCACTCGAACTCGGACACAGCCGCAGCAGTCGGCGAGTGACCGTCGCGCATGATCTCCTTGAGGATCTCGCGGAAGGCGGCGTACTCACCCGGCTTCAGCTTCGTGATCGACCGCTTGACCTTCGCTACCTTCTCTGCGCGCGTAGGGATGCTACGCCAGTAGCCATTCGTCTGCTCGATCACTCGGAGGCTTCGGCTTCCGGGGCGCTCGCGGCCTCCGCAGCGGCCTCGGCAGCAAGCTCCTGCTCAAGCTCCTCGATCAACTCGGGCGACACGTCCTGGAGGATCTCGTCCGGGAAGGGAAGCCCGTCAGCACCGATCCCGAGCTTGAGCGCGTCACCGATCGCTTCGAGCACGTTGCGACGGGACTGGTGGTTGTCGAAGACGGCCTGCGGCGCGTCCTTGCCGAAGCGAGCCTCGAAGGAGACCTTCGCGACGAAGCCCTCTTCCTGGTCGTGTCCGACCTTCGGCAGGAAGCCCGCGTCGGTCAGCACCTTGTGCCTGCCCATGAGCATCTTGCCGCTCACCTCCAGGTAGCGAACCTTGAAGGTGGGGTTGCTCGACGCGGCGTATTCGACGTAGGCGTCCTCAGCGAGCTTCTGGAGCTTGGCCGCCGTCATGCCGACGTCCATAGCAGCGGTCTTGGGGTCCTTCAGCGCGGAGGTGCTGAGCCCGAGGCGCTCCTGCCACCACTGAATGTCGCGGTTGATGGTCTTGATCGAGACGCCCTCGGAGGTGGCCATTTCGGCTACCGGCTGGCCGCAGCAATACATCTCCCACACGGAGAGACGGCGCTGTTCGATCTGCCTTTTGGTGTATCGACGTCGCGGCGTCAGGGCCGCATTGGGCGGCGTTGCCGACCCGCTCGCGTTGCTCATGGACTACTCCGAGGTGAGGTGTCCTCGAATCCACCCTAGCACCATTTCGATCGCAACGTCTTCGGACAGCAAGGTTTCCGACTCAGTGACCCCGTGGGACAAGACGGCGACCTCTTCGACGCAGGCACCCGAGACGCCCTTGCAGGCGTACTTCGCGGCGGTCGCGCGGACGGTCCGACCTTGATGCGTGCGGAGCACTCCGCAGAGATCCTCGTCGGAGCAGAACTGCTTGGTGAAGCGGCGCTTCAAGGCCGAGCCCCAGTTCACCGGGTTCTTCGATCCCTTGGGGGCGTGCTTCTTCGCGATCCCCTGCAAGGCCCCGTGCTTGGGGGCGTGGAAGGAGCCGTCCTTGTCCATCAGGAGTTCCTTGAGGAACGCCTTCTCATGAGGGCGATACTTCTTGAGCACGCGATCCAGCGCGCCCTTGATCACCTTGCGGAGGTCCACGGCCCGGGACTGCTTCTTCTTCTCGGCGCCGGTCAGGGGAGCGGCGGAGCGGACCTTGTTCTTGCGGCGCTTGTCACCAGCGAGGTTCAGGACGGCGCGGGTCATGGCGCGGACGTAGGCTTGCCCGCTGGCGGAGGGGTTCTTCTCGCCGAACTTCCCGAGCCAGTTGTCGCCGAACACCTTGTTCGCGAAGAAGTCGCCGACGATGTCCTCTGCGTCCTCGTGCGACAGGCCACGTCCCTTGAGCATGGTCACGAACTTCGGCGTGTACTTGGCGTAGACGTCGCCGATCGCCGTGGTGTCGCCGTTGGCTGCGCGCTTGACGAGTTCGACGAGGGCGTCCGCCTCTTGCAGCAGCCCGAAGTAGCCAT